AGAAGTGTCAAGAGTGCGAATACGAAATAGTAACGTAAACTGTTAAAAAGGAGAGACACATGTTTCAAACAGAACATTTACAAGAAAAGTGGCAGCCAGTCCTAGAACATCCAGAATTACCAAAAATTTCGGATAGTTACAGACGGGCAGTTACTACAATTATTCTAGAGAACCAAGAGAAAGCTCTTAAAGAAGATAAAGCTTTCATGACAGAAGCCGCTCCAACAAACTTTGTTGGTGGTAACGCTTCTCTAGACACATGGGATCCAATTTTGATTTCCCTAGTAAGACGATCAATGCCTAATTTGATTGCATACGACATTTGTGGTGTGCAACCGATGACAGGCCCAACTGGTTTAATCTTTGCAATGAGAGCAAGATTTGCATCAATGGATGGTGCAGAAGCTCTTGTTGATGAGACAATGCCAGACTTTTCAAACCAAGACGCTGGTGGTGACACTGGTGGTGGTGACGTAACAGACACAGCAACTAACCCTGCCGTTCTTAACGACAGTCCTGCTGGAACATACGAATCTGCAACTGGTATGACTACAGCACAAGGTGAAGCACTTGGAGATACTACTTCTAATGCTTTCGCTGAAATGGCATTCTCAATTGAGAAGCACACTGTTACTGCTGTAACACGTGCTCTTAAAGCAGAATACACTATGGAACTTGCTCAAGACCTTAAAGCAATCCACGGTTTAGATGCTGAGACAGAACTTGCAAACATCCTATCTGCTGAAATCCTTGCTGAGATCAACAGAGAAGTTGTAAGAAACATCTATGTTTCTGCTGTAAAAGGTGCTCAAACTAATACAACCAACGCTGGTATCTTTGACTTGGATACTGACTCAAACGGTAGATGGTCAGTTGAGAAGTTTAAAGGTTTGATGTTCGCTCTTGAAAGAGATGCAAACGCAATCGGTCAACAGACAAGAAGAGGAAAAGGTAACATGATTATCTGTTCCGCTGATGTCGCATCCGCCCTTCAAATGGCTGGTGTTCTAGACTATACTCCTGCTCTAAATAACAACTTGAACGTAGATGACACATCAACTACTTTCGCTGGTGTTATGAACGGTAGATTTAAAGTCTATGTAGACCCATACTCTGCAAACGTATCTGACTCACAATACTATGTCGTGGGTTATAAAGGTACATCACCTTATGACGCTGGTATGTTCTATTGCCCATACGTTCCACTACAAATGGTTCGTGCAGTTGGTGAGAACACATTCCAACCAAAAATTGGTTTCAAAACTAGATACGGTATCGCTGCTAATCCGTTCCACACTGGAACAGTTGCTGCGGCTGCTAACGGTGCAATCAGTATCAGTTCTGCAACTAATAAGTACTACAGAAAAGTTAAAGTTTCAAACTTAATGTAATATTTAAAAAGAATACTAAAAGGGGGGTTCGCTCCCCTTTTTTTTAGCGTTATAAATAAAGATATAAATGTAAGGAGTTTGTAGTGGTAGATAATAATCCGTTGTCAAGACAACCAACAAATTTGGACTATGCAAGTCCTACACAATTTGCTTTTAATATATTGCAACTTCCAAAAGTGCAATTTAATACTACAGCGGTATCTGTTCCAGACTTGACTTTGGGGGAGGCAGTTATACCTACACCATTTAAAGATATACCAATACCAGGCACAAATATTACATATGGTAATTTAGATATTACTTTTATTGTTGATGAAGAATTAGAAAATTATAGAGAAATACATGGATGGTTAACTGGAATTGGTTTTCCACAACAAAGAAGTCAATTTTCATTTTTTAGAAATACTACCTCTGTAACACCAAGTGATGCTAGAACTATATCGGTTGACCAAGTTGGAAGTGCTGTTGCTGACAGATCAATGTATTCTGATGCAACATTAACTATATTATCAAACAAAAATAATCCAATTGTTGAAGTACGATTTGAAGATATTTTTCCAGTATCGGTAGGTGCATTATCATTCACTCAAGCAGCAACGGATGTAGAAAATTTAACAGCAGAGGTAAGTTTTAGATATAAAATATATACTATTAATAAGATATAAATAGTATTAACAAAGGATATATTATGACACTAGATGAATTGAAGATTCAAGTCGCAAATGACTTGGTAGTAAATGATGAAAAGTTAGATACCGAATCTCTCAAAAACCAAGAACTTTATGCAAAATATCTAGACCACAAAACTAGATACGAATTACTTTTGTACAAAGCAAAAGGAGAGTATAAAGTTATTTACAGAGATAAGTGGGAATATTACGGTGGTAAAGCTGATGCAAAAATTTATGCAACAAAACCGTTTGATTTAAAAGTATTAAAAACAGACTTATCAATATACATAGAATCCGATGAAGATATCATTCAAATCGAACATAAAATTATGTACCTTGAAACAATTGTCAAATATATTGATGGTGTTTTAAAATCTATCCAAGGTAGAGGGTGGGATATTAAAAACGCTATTGCATTTAGACAATGGGAGCATGGAATGTAATGTCTTACGGATGGCCTTATATAACTAAAGAAATACCACAATATTTAATAACCATGACTATGGATAGAGTTAGGGGTGCAAAAGCAGCTCAAACTCATAATCAAACTGGAAAAATTAAAAGAGACTCCTATGTTTCTTTTATAGAAGATGCAGATATACGAGAACATTTTCTACATATTGCTAAAAAAGTTAATCAAGATGGGGGTTGGGGATTTGATATAGATGCAATAGAACCATTACAATATGGAGAGTATCCTATAGGTGGTGAATATGGTTGGCATCAAGATGCTCACACAGAACCATATAAAGATGGTAGAGTAAGAAAAATGTCATTCTCTGTTTTTTTAAATGACACTTTTGAAGGTGGAGAGTTTGATTTAGAAATATACTCGCCTGCTGTTAAAGATAGATATGAAACATTTCATTCATTACCAGATACAGCACTTTTCTTTAAATCTGACCAGTGGCACAGAGTTCGTCCAATTACAAACGGAATAAGAAGAAGTCTTGTGGGTTGGGTATTAGGTTCAAAATGGAAATAGTATCACATCATAATCATGAATTAAGAGAAAATATAATTAAAGATATCAATAAAGTAAATCCTAATTTAGTCATTGATGTAGGATGTGGTAGTTATTGGAGTAAATCAAGAATACAGAATGTGGTAGGATTTGATCAAATAACTCCTAAACGCTTTAAAGAAAAACAAGATCATAAACATATGTTCTTTAAATTTAGTGAACCAGATTATATCTGCTCAATAAAAGAGGCAAAGTTTGAGCCAGAATGTGCAGATGTTGTAATGTGTTTAGGTAGTATGAATCTTTCTTTAGACGAGTTCTCATTTAATCGTAGATGGACAAATGTAGATATATTATCAGACTTTAATATTATATATAAATGGTCAAGAAAATATATAGTTATGAGAACGAGATGGGAACTAGATTTTATAGAGGAAGTTGCAAACCTATATAATTTAAAGTTAGTAGGTGAAATAAAAAAATTTAAAACTGAACATGAAAATCAGTTGAACTATAAAGAAAAATATAGTTATTACTGGTGGTGGATGAAAAAGTGAAACTAATCAAAAAAAATGAAGTGTTTATGACGGTTAGTGATGTTGATGAAGATGTTGAACACAACCTCAAAGACTATTTTACTTTTGAAGTGCCAGGCGCCAAATATATGCCCCACTACCGAAGGCGTTTATGGGATGGAAAGATAAGGTTATATGAACTAAGAACAAGTTCATTATATACTGGCTTGATGGCCTATGTCAAGCGTTTTTGTAAAGATAATAATATTAATTTAGAAACGGAAGGATTCGACAATGAACGGAATGTTATTCGTGGAGATGTGGAGACATTCGCCTCCTCAATACTACCCACAAAAATTAAAATGCGAGACTATCAAATTGATGCTATCCAACATGCTATATCAAAAAATAGGTGTTTTCTTGTATCTCCTACTGCTTCAGGCAAGTCACTCATAATTTATATCTTAACTAGATATTATCAATTATTACAAGAAAAGAAGATATTAATTATAGTTCCAACTACATCTTTAGTAGAACAGATGTATGGAGATTTTATTTCCTATGGAATGGATAGAAAAAAACTTCACAAGATATATTCTGGACATGATAAAGACACAGAGTTACCTATAGTTATTTCAACTTGGCAGTCAATTTACAAGATGCCTAGAACCTATTTTAATCAATTTGGTTGTGTGATAGGAGATGAGGCTCACTTGTTTAAATCTAAAAGTCTTACTAAGATTATGACTTTTCTTACAGAATGTAAATATAGATTTGGATTTACTGGAACTTTGGATGGTATGGAAACTCATCAATTAATCTTAGAGGGATTATTTGGCACAGTTCAAAAAGTAACTACCACAAAACAATTAATAGATAAAGGAACACTGTCACAACTAAATATTAACTGCATAGTTTTAAAGCATGATAAAGAAGAGTGTAAAAGAGTTAAAAAATACGATTATCAAGAAGAAATGAATTACATTGTTTCACATGCTAAACGAAACAATTTTATCAAAAAGTTGGGGGAAACTGTAAAGGGTAACACATTAATCCTTTTTCAACTTGTAGAGAAACATGGTAAACCACTCTATGATATGATAAAGGATTTAAATAAGAAGGTATTTTTTGTTTACGGTAATACAGAAACTAAAACTAGAGAAGAGATACGAGGAATTGTTGAAAATGAAAAAAACGCAATCATTATTGCTTCTTATGGTACATTTTCTACGGGCATCAATATTCGCAATCTTCACAACATCGTGTTCGCATCACCATCTAAAAGTAGGGTACGAGTGCTCCAATCAATTGGCCGTGGATTGCGTAAGGGCGATAATAAAGATTCCGTTTTAATCTTTGATATTGCAGATGATATATCATATCTAAGTAGACAGAATTTCACATACAGACATTTCCAACAGAGACTAAATATATACAAGACAGAAGAATTAAACTATAAGGTAGAAAAGGTAAAATTATATGAGTAATGAAAAATATCATGTTTTCAAATTAAATAATGGTGAAGATGTAATCTGTAAGTTAATTAAAGCTACCGATGAACATTATGAGATTTCTGACCCTATGAAAATGGATTTGTTTTCCAAACACGGCCCAAAAGGGTTTATGGAAACTTTAGGATTATCTAGATGGTTACAACCATTCACAGATGAAACTGTACATAAAATTCCAAGTGATTCTGTTACGTTAAGAATAGATGCTTCAATCGGACTAGGTAGATATTACGAATATGTTGTTGCAAAAATGGACAATATGAAATCAGAGGATTGGGGTAAATTACCCTCACCAGAACAACTATTAGCAGATGAAATGCCATCAGACGCTTTTGATGAGTATGACAGCACAGAAGAGTGGCAAGATTTATACGGCGATTTACTACGAAAAAAGACAATTCATTAACAAAATAAAACTTGACAATAGCCCCAAATTGATGTAGTATAAGACCTAACTACAAGGATATATTAGGATGATTAAAAAACAAAAACCACACTATGTAGATAATAAGAAGTTTCTTCAAGCGATGAAGGAATATAAACAACTATGTGTAGAGATGGAAGAAACAGATGATAAACCACCTATATCTAATTATATTGGTTCGTGCTTTTTAAAGATAGCACAAGGGTTGTCTTATCGTCCTAACTTTATAAATTATACATACAAAGATGAAATGGTTGCAGACGGTATTGAAAATTGTTTACAATATTTACACAACTTCAATCCAGAGAAATCCAATAATCCCTTTGCATATTTTACACAAATTATATACTATGCATTTCTTAGACGAATTGCAAAAGAAAAGAAACAAACACATGTGAAACATCAACTTATTTCAAAACAAGAATATATTCCTTTTGATACAATTGATGGTGATACTTCAAAGTACAGTGTCGTAGGATTTGATCCAAATGTAATGGTGCCAGATGAAGCAGTATATAAACCAAAAAAGAAAAAAGAAGAAACAGAGAGTAAAAGAGTTGGATTAGAAAATTTTATGGATGAAGAGGATATAAAATGAAATGTTGGTTTTGTCACACAGAATTAATATGGGGTGGTGATCATGATGTTGACGATGAGTTAAATGAAGAAGAGTTTGACATGGAAACGAATTTAACATGTCCAAACTGCGAAGCCTTTGTGTTAGTTTATCGTAAAAAAGAAATACAAGGAAGATTTAACGTATGAAAATTGCTTTAGTAACCGACACTCATTTTGGTGCTCGGAATGATAATATATTTTTTGACGATTACTTTTATAAGTTTTATGAAGGAATATTTTTTCCATATCTACAACAACATAATATAAAACACTGCATCCATCTCGGCGATGTGATGGATAGAAGGAAGTATATTTCCTATAGAACTGCAAAAAACTTTAGAGAAAGATTTCTTTTACCTTTTAATGTCTTAGATATTAACTTACATATGTTAGTTGGTAATCACGATATCTATTTTAAAAATACAAATGATGTAAACTCTTTGCAAGAACTTATAGGTACTAACTATAAAAACATTCGTATGTATGCAGAACCAGAAACCGTGGACTTTGGTGGTATGCCTATTCTTATGTTACCTTGGATTAATCCATCAAATGAAATATATTCATTTGGTATGATTGATGAAACACCAGCAACGGTTTGTATGTCTCATTTAGAACTTAAAGGGTTTGAAATGCATGCTGGACATGTATCGGAAACTGGTTGGGAAAAGAAAGAGTTTCAAAAATTTGATACTGTATTTTCTGGTCACTTTCATAAGAAATCAGATGATGGACAAGTGTTTTATTTGGGAACACCATATCAGATGACATGGAGTGATTATGGATGTCCAAAAGGGTTTCATATATTTGATACAGAAACTAGAGAATTGACTAGAATAGAAAATCCTCATCAAATATTTCAAAAGATATATTATGATGATTCTATGAAGAATTATGATAACCACGATTTTACACAATATGCAAACAAGTATGTAAAACTCATTGTTGTAAATAAAAAAGATTTATATACATTTGATAAGTTTACAGAGAAACTTTTAAAAGCAGATGCACATGAAGTAAAAATTGTAGAAGATTTTTCTGAATTGAATGCTAACAATGTATCAGATGAAATTGTAGAAGGAACACAAGACACACTTACAATTTTAGATAGGTATGTAGATGACTTATCAATTGACTTAAATAAAAAGAAACTAAAATACATTATGAAACAACTATACACAGAAGCACAAGACTTAGAAATATGAGAAGAATATTATG